TCTATGTATATCTTCATAATAGGTAAATACTAACTTATATATTTTGAGCTGTAAATGACTACGGAAGAGCGCTAAGGCCAGGGCTCGCTAAAGATGGCGAGCCCAGAGCCATTCACCATAAGCAGTGGCTAAGCATCAATTTCAGTACTGGCAGATATCCAAACTAATATTCTCATGTGTTTCTCCTTTTTGGTGTATGTACTTACTTATTATTATGATCGAGAGAAGGGGAGCAATCGTCCTGTTCAGGTGATGGCTCATCTATTAGAGCAATGACCTCGCGCAGCTGAGCGGCCCATTCAGGCTCAGGTAAGCCTTGGGCGATTTCTGCGTCGATAACATCGAGCGCGGCATTGGCCGCATCCCAGAGCCTCTTCACTTTGATTCTTCCTTCACCAGCCACCAGGCGTCTACGATGGCTACCCGGTAACTACGTGGCACTGTCACATTTGACGTTGGGATTGGGATTAATTCCGTATTAGTAACCAAGTTGTTTTCTTATTGGTGATAATAAGCAAAATATAAAGGCGTCCAATGGACGCCCTGTGATTACGCTTCTTCTGTTTCGGCTGAAGCAGACTCTTTAGTTCGACGTTCGTCGATGGCTTGTAGTGCCGCAATTATCTCCGGAAGGGGCTTATCACGATACATGTCGACGATCTGCGATTTGGTATACTTCTTGTCGCCAATCTCTACGCGGCCGCTGGCATTCTTTGGCAGGTATCCTTCTTCGAGCATATGCTCAACCAGTGACTCGATAACGTCCAGACCGCGGGTCGGGTCGAAGTAGAATTTCCATGAGCATTTGCCGAATGGCGGTGCCACTTTGTTTTTGATGCACTCGGCGCCCACGTCCTGACCGATCTTATCTTTGCCATCCTTCATGACAGAAGCGCCAAGACGAATACGTACTGAGGCGTAGAACTTCGGAGAATCACCACCAGGGGAGGTGGTCGGATCGCCAAACATCACGCCGATTTTTGTACGAACCTGGTTAAGGAAAATAATGCAGGCATTGTACTTGCGCGCCCAGAGCGCCAGCGTTGGAAAGTTGGCGCTCGTAGCACGAGCCAGGGCCGTATTGTCGTTCATGTTTAGCTGATCTTTATCCTTCGCTGTACCTTCCGCCATTTTGTCGAACTTCTCGGCTTTGGAGTTTGGCACCATTGACGCAAGGGAGTCGGCTACGATGCAAATAGGGGCGTCTGCGGGGATCAGCTCTTCGTCTCGCACCAATTTCAGGATGGTGCCGATCAGCTCAACCGATTCTTCGAACGTGTCCGGCTGCTTATAGACCCACTGGCCGTCATCCTCATCCGCATTCAGCCCGTTTGCCACCGCCAGACCAACGTCAAAGCTGTTTTCGTGGTCGAGGAATACAGCCAGACCCTCCTGTTTCTGAGCGGAGACCATGGCGGCCGTCGCCAGGAAGGTTTTGCCAGCACTTGGCGGCCCAAAGATCTCAACGATACGTCCGCTTGGGAAACCGCCGTCATAGCGCCCGGAGATGGCTTTATTCAGCGGAGGGAAGCCGGAATCAATCCAGTGTGAAACCTTTTGGATCTCATCATTGCTGCCGATTTTCTTTTTTAATGCCATTGCCAGTGCTGATTTTCCTTTTGCCATTCTTAGGCTCCTTTTGTCTCGTTGATGCGTTTGGAAGCGGCGGCTTCATCAAACTTTATTGCGTCGTGGTTGAGGTGTTTGGCCATGCGGGAGAGGATCTTGACGACCTGTTCGCTAATCAGCCCGTACTCTCGCTCAGTCACGCTCATGCCGGCCGCGCCGAGAATGCGCGGTAGTGCAACAACGGCATGTTCCCCATGGAAGAAGACAATCTCCTTAGCCAGCATCGTAGGCGTGGTCGTATTGCCGTTGATGAGTGATTTCAACATCAGCAGTACCTCTCAAAAGGCAAAACGAACACTTCCAGATCTTCCAGGAATGACCGGAAGTTCAGCTCATGGCAGAGCAGTTCGAAGGCTTTCAAATCACGTGCGCCTTTTATCTTTTCGATTTCGCTGGGTGGGAACTTGGTATCGATGAGGTTCATCAGCGTCATGTTGCGTTTGAAGGCTTCCAGCATCCGGCAGCCGGTCTTCTCGTTGAAGGCATTTTTGGCCAGTTTGTTGAATGCCGTTTTGTATCGGCCTTTATTGATGACGATCGAGCCGTCGTTAATGCCGCGCACCATAGCGGCGACGCTTCCCCATTCGTGCAGCAGCTCCTTGGCGCCACCGTCACCAATTCCGCCTACACCTTTGATGTTGTCGGAGGTATCCCCCTGCAGAGCTTTGGCTTCGAGGAAAGCACGAGGAGTAGGCAGGCCGATCAGCTCTGGGAACTGCTCAAAGTTCACCTGCTTATGTTTGGCGTCTTCACGAAGGCTCACCCAGCTGACTTTTTCTCGAACCAGCTGCAGCCAGTCGCCGTCGCCGGTGAGCAGGTAGATATGATCGACCGTTGGTTGTGGCGCAAGACGACCAACCAGCATCCCCGCCAGGTCATCGGCCTCGGCGTCTTTGGCGATCAGCTGGTTGACGCCAAGGGCTGCCATCATTTTCAGGATGTAAGGCTTCTGGACTGAAAAGCCTTCTTTCATCTTCTTCATTTCCGGATCTTCATCGCGATTTGCTTTGTAATCCGGGTAATAGTCGCGACGCTTGTCGCTAAAGCCGTCCCACAGGATCATGGGGCGAGCGTGAAGAATAGAAGCATAGCGACGAACGTTTTTGACGAAGCCAAACACCGCCTGAACTTCCATTTCGCCGTTATGTAATTTGTCAGATTGCTGGTGGTAATAGCCCAGGCTGTTACCATCCACTAAGAGATAATTCACCGTAAAACTCCTTCCAAAAAGTAAGGCGTCCGTAGACGCCTTAACAGTCATGGCCTGGGATTAAAGCGATTCTAATTCCGCCAGCAGATCGTCAAGACCTTCATCGTCATTAGAGGTGCTGGTCGCGGCCGCAGTGGTAGTGGCGGCAGCGGCTGATGCTTTAACTTCTTCCGGCTCTGGTACGAACTCTGCCTCTGCGGCACGTAAGATCTCTTCGTCTACCAGAGATGTTTTTGCTGGTTCCGGGGTAGAGGTCGTGGCTACAGCGGCTGCACCTTCCGTATGGCCAGTGATGGTGCCAAAACCAGGCAGAGTAGCTGCGCTGGCAGCAGCTGGTGAGGAAATAGCAGCGGTGGCGGCGGCAGGTGCAGCAATACCAATGAGACGCCCCATGGTGCGAACGGTGGACAGCAGACGAGTTTCATCAGCCTGATTGGTGTAAGCGATCAGGTCATGCTGGGTCGACCACAGTTTTTCAGGGATATCGCCCTTGTAGACTTTACGTTTTGGGGATACGTCGTACTTGGTATCGCGACCGGAGCCGGTGCGTTTGATCAGGAACGCATAGCCTTCTTCTTTGCTTAACGGGTTGCCGATATCATCTGCGATATCCTCAGACATCACTTTGCAGATATCGTCGAACACAGTGGACGGGAGCTCAATCAGCTGACATTTTTCTGCGTCGCCAAAGTCTTCACGAGCTGAAAGTACGCCATTGACCAGGTAGCGTGGAGTAGCGCGCATTTGACCGATACGCTCTTCCATTGCCTTGTTGCCTTTGTAGCGAGCGCGACCTTCCATCACCATCTCACACAGCTGGCACGCACGATTGTGGGTGTGCTGTTCGCAGATATAGGCAGTGGTAACTTCTTTGCCCTCCTCATTCTGATGCTTAACGTAGTGCATACCGAAAGTCTGGAAGAACACACCGTTCTGATCCTCCTTGTTGGGGAAGATGCGCAGATAGTTATTACCGTCTTTCAGACGGGTTAGGTCGACGTTGTTGCCTCGTTTGGAAGCAATATCGCCGCGGGTCTTGTTAAGCAGATCAAGTAATGACTTAGACATGTATTTCTCCTTGTTGTGATTATGGCCATGGGCGCTTTGCGCTTGGGGCATTCGCTTGTTCGTGGCTCTTAAAAGCGTACATAATAATAGATCAGTACTTACTTACTATCTATCAAAAATTATCGGGTGGGTGTGTAGCGTTCGGCACCCAGTCGTTCAATCTCTACGATGGCCATTTTCGAGGCCTGCACGATCATGTCTCTACGGTGAGAGAAGGCGGTGACAGCGTGCTTATAGATGTCAGCGATCAGACGTGCGTCATCCAGTTTTTGGCGCTTCGCAAGGTATTGTGGGCTTGTGCGAACCTTAGCTTCCAGTACTGATTCATTGAACTTTATTCCGTTCATACTCAAGTTCTTACGTTCAATGTCGTAAATTTTTGCCTCTATGGCATCGAGGGATAGTTTAGCATCTGCAACCTCTCGTTCCGCGCGCGCTAGTCTTGCGCCGTACTCCATCAACAGCCTCGGTTGCTGCCGCCAAACCTCTTCCAGATTGTCGCGATCGAACTCCAGATCGGTCATGATTTTTTCGTAAATTTCGGTGCTCATTTTGTTATGTATCCACTTACTAATTTATATCAATAGTACCATGAAGAAATCAGCTGGTGGAGAATGTGTCGTGAAGATGAGAGGGGGTAGGTTGGGTAGAGACGTTTATGTGGCGACGCTGTGAAAAGGAAAATAAATGTTGCACAAACAGAAAGGCCATGCGTTAATGATTGCGTCGGTTTGCAAGACAGACCTTATGAAAGCAGTTTTAGTAAAGCAGTCCGAAGTTCAGGTGTTATCCAAAGATTACCCTTCTCCGTGAGTCTCCTCCTAAGTGCCCAAGTAAGTACCAATCTCTCAGACCAATTTCGCCGCGTTGTGTGGCTCTCAAATAATGAAGGTAATCTCTATGTCTAACAAAATGACTGGTTTAGTAAAATGGTTTAACGCTGATAAAGGCTTCGGTTTTATTACCCCAGCAGACGGCAGCAAAGACGTGTTCGTACATTTCTCTGCCATCCAGAGCAACAACTTCCGTACCCTGGAAGAAGGCCAAAAAGTTGAGTTCTCTATTGAGAACGGTGCTAAAGGCCCTGCTGCTTCAAACGTAGTTACGTTGAGCTAATTTCATTTCGGTAATCTATCCGCTGCGATAACGATGACGGCCTGAGCCTGAGTAGTCAGTTTGGAAGGATTATTGGAAGGAGTTAAAGGTCGTTAGATCTGGACGGCTTCTCTACTAACTCCATGAGAAAACCCGCCATATGGCGGGTTTCTTTATGCTACTTTTCTACCGAAAATGTTTGATAGAGTGACTCTGGTCTGCCTCTTAAGCCGGTATCTTCTGACGTCGCCTATCTTGCTCACCTCCATGAACTCCTTGGCCACCTTCAGGACAAGACGGGCACGGAACGCTTTAAATGAAGCCAGCTCTTCTTCTGGTTTGTCAGATTCATAAATCTCCAGCAGATATTGGCACGCCTTTGGATCTTGCGTTTTTAATGCCAGCGCCCGCGCGCATTTCCGTAATCGACAAATAGGGTCGGCGCCATCCTGCTTTGCAAACGCCAATGCCAGATCGAGCGTGACAGGGCAGTCAATGATTTCCCAGAACTGGGATCGCAGAGTGGCTTCAATCGCCTTCTCCTGAAACTCCTGTGGTATTGCTGTGAGCTCTTGAGCAATTTTATCCGCTGCGCTCATGTGTTTTCCTTTATTCATTTGTTAATAGTCTCCGCTACCTCTGCCAGAATGGCTTCCAGCTTTTCTCCTTCCTCTGGACGGAAGTACAAAATATTCGGGTTAAATCCATAGAACACGGTCACGTCCAGGTCTGGCAGATATTCTTTGCGCCCAACAAGATCGGATGGCTTGCTCTTATTGTTAAACAGCGATGTCGCCCGGCTGCCGCACGTCAGCACGTAGGTTGGACGAACCAGATTTATCTCTTCCCGCATAAAGTCGATAAACTGGCCGATCTCATCTTTGGTGTAGTCTTTTTCCTTATCCTTTACCTTTTTACACACGCCAGTGACATACAAATCACCCATACGCAGGTCACCAGAAACCAGCAACTTGGCTTTGAAGTCATCGTAGCCGTTCTCCATGAAGTAGCCGGTACGTGCATCATTGCCATTGGCATTGTCGAGTATGACCATAATTTTTGGCTTAATGCCGATGCTTGGTCGTATCAACTCATCGCCCAGACCCATTTCTGCGGCCATGCGAGTCATCAGCACATTGACCTCTGCAGAGCGTTTTGGGTTCATTTCAAATGGGCGTGAAGCTTTCACCGCATCGATCACCAGATTGCCCATCAGCTCTGCCTGATCGCGCAGACGTTCCGGATCGGTCGCCGGCATACTGCCAGGTTCAATAGAGGCGAATGCACCAACCTTTTGTAGAGACTCACGTACTCGGCTGTTACAGGCTCGCTTCTCGACCGCTTCCTCAAATTGCGCCAGCGACTCGAACTTGCCACCAACTTTCTCACGCGCTCGCATAATTGCCTGGCACCCATTTTCAGAACATCCTTTAACCGCAGAGAACGGGGCGTAAAGTACCTGGCTGCCATCTTCGAGCGTGCGGATCTCGATGCGATTCGAGGACATATTAATGTCGGGTGGCAGTACGCGGATGCCATAGGTTAAGGCATCCTTTACCAGTCCCTGGTGCTTGTCCTCGCCAAGAATGGTGAGCGCTGCGGCGAAGAACTCTGCAGGGAAATGCGTTTTCAGCCACATGGATTGATAGCTGATCAACGAATACGCTACTGAGTGAGATTTGTTGAACTGGTACGCACCGTTCTTCTCAAAGGCTTGCCAGATTTCACTGGCTTTTGTTTCAGATAACCCAGGATGTGACCCTGTCACGCTAACAACTGCCATCGGCAGCTTAACGCCGGCATCCAGTGCCTCTTCTACTGTCCGCAACTTGCCATCTTCACATTTAAAATGTTCTGCGCGGTGTATGCGCTGCGCCGTGCCATCCTCCATAACGACGTCGATCCACCCAGCCTGAGCCTGAACGATGAATTTCTCGCCCATGCTCTTCATCTTTTCCATATCCTTCTTGCCGATCGCCTTACGCACGCCATCAGCTTCGGCCATGGTAAAGCCAGCCAGCAGTCGCGTAGCGTTCATCGTCTGCTCCTGATAGAGAATGACGCCGTTTGTTTCAGCAGTCAGCTCGTCAAGTACCGGGTGAAGTGATTGCGGTGGCATGAAGCCCTTGGCCACAGCAACATAGTCGTCCAACATGCCTGACTGAATTGGACCTGGTCTGAAAAGCGCAGTTGTGGCCACAACGGTTTTGAAGCTCATTGGCTCGATACCACCACCCAGATCTTTGAGTAGCTTCCTCATGGGGCCGGACTCAAGCTGGAACACACCTTGCGTATACCCCGCGGCGAATCCATCAAGTACTTTGCGATCATCCAGTGGGATGGCATCGAGGTTGATGTCCTTACCGGTGCTCTCTTTGATGTAACGTTTTGCGCTATCCAGCAGATCGAGAGTGGCCAGGCCCAGAACGTCCAGTTTGATCAGCCCCATGGCCTCGCAGTATCGTTTATCGAATGCGATGCAACGCGCGTCTCCACGTCGCTCTACTGGGGTACGTTCCGTCAGAGGTACGCCAGCGACAATCATCCCTGCAGCATGACGGCCGAAGCCACGCATCAGGTTTTGCAACTTGCTCGCCGCCTTAAATGCGTCCGGATGTTTGGTGGCGTATTTGTCCAGGCTGCCCAGCTGCTCGCGCAGCTCCGACAGAGACAGACTGTCATCCTCCAGGGTCTTGAGCTCCTTGGAAACCGCCATATCAGCCGCATCAACGCCATAAATACGTGCTGTGTCGCGAAGCGCGGAAGCGGCGCCCAGATAAGTGAAGTTCGGAATGCCTGCAACATACTCTTCGCCATATCGGGCATTCAGATACTCGATCACCTCATGGCGCCGCGCCTGGCTAAAGTCCAGATCAGCATCCGGCAAGTCGAGACGTTCAGGGTTAATGAAACGTTCGAACAGAAGACCATGACGGATTGGGTCAACGTTAGTAATGCCGATGCACCATGCCACCAGAGAGCCGGCGGATGAACCACGACCTGGCCCGACAGGAATACCAGTCTCGCGACTATGATTCATCAGATCGCGAACCATCAGGAAATAACCGCAGAATCCCAGGCGAGTGAGCGTCTCCATTTCATACTTGAGGCGATCGACGTAAACGCGGTGCTCGGAAGCTGGTGGCGTGTAGCCAAATTCTTTGTTGCTGAGACGTTTTCGAAGCCCTGCGACAGCCAGCTTCATCAACGTTGCAGGCTCATCGTCTGCCATTTTTGGCAGTGCCGGTGCCATCTCGTGCCAGCGCCATTCGCACGCCTTAACAATGGAGTCCTGCGTTGTAGAAGCCATGGCGGCAGACACAGATACGCCCATACGGACAGAAAACTCTTTCAGAGCCTGCAGCAGATGACGACGACCATTTATTGCATTGTCGCGCTGGTGGGGGATACGCAGCCGGTGTGGCTGATCGACTTTGATATTGTTCATCACCATGTGGGCGATGTCTTTGATATCAGCGTCATCAACCCCTTCGTAATAAGCTGGGTAAAACGCAACGGGCTCGATTTTCAGTGCGCTTGCCACTTTCATGGCTCGCACGTTGATCTGGTCATAGAATGGCGTAGGGTGCGGATAAACTACGCTGTAGAAATTCTCGCGTCCACCGGCAGTAATCAGCGCGCCAATAATTTTAGCGAAGTCCGGGCGCTGGAATACGCTGCCGATATCCGAAGTCAGCAACAGTATATTGCCTTTAGCGTAAGTAGCCGCCAACTGGTCGAGCGCCAGGCGTGGCACGAAGTAAAACTGCTCGCGGGTATTGGCTAAAGTCATTAGTTCGCAAATGTCGCGATAACCTTGCTCGTTTTTAATCAGTGCGGTGAAGCAGTAGTTACGTCCACGCTCCAATGATTCCATACATCCATTAGACTCTTTAGCCAGTTTAGCCCGGTACTCGTATGTTGGATCGTCGACAACATTCAGCTTAACACCACAGATCACCGCCATCTCATCGCCAGCTGCTCGCTGCAGGGGGATAACGCTGGCGATATTCATCGTGTCAGCAGAGATAACCGCGGTATAGCCAGCCTCCTTTGCTACCTTTACTGCGTGCTCTGCTTTCAGTGCTGATTCTCCCAGGGAAAAATCAGTCCTGACCATCAGTGCTTTCATGTGTTTTTACCTTCTGTTTTTTCTTAATTTTGTCGTTGGGGAAGCCGACGAACTTCCCGTATATCGAAATCGCAACTCCTTTGGCTGCCTGGTGGCAGTCAGGCCTGTGAGCGCATGACAAACAGGCCGCGCCAGTTTCAGAAGCTGCGATAAGAGATCCAAAACAACCTTTACGCACGATTAACCGAAGATTTTCTGAACCACTTCACGCGCCGCTTGCGCAGAGGTGGAGGGGAGTTTATTGATGAATGACTTCTCGATGCCGGCTGCGAAATCACCTCGCATCATTCCGATTTTTGCGGACAGAAGCAGCTCACGCGGGCCGATTGGTTGGCTGATCAGGTGTTGCTCATACCCGTCTCGTACCAGATTGGCGAACTTAACCATTTTTTCGGCGTATTCACGGATGATTCCCGCTTCGACCAGCATGTTCACCTCAGCACCAGGCTTCATGTACTTGACGTGAGATACGATGCCAAAGCGAGAGAAGTTAGCCGCGTTCTGGATGTTCGTTCCTTGATAAAGCCCCGTTTCATCACCTGAACCATTAGTGTTGCCTGTACCGATGAAGGCGAAGCGCTTATGCGGAGCCACGCGACGCCAGTCAGGTGTCGCTTCTTTGATTACGAGTGGTTCGCCTTCCAGAACTGGCTGGTAGATCCCCAGAATCTGCGGGAATGCAAAATCGTATTCGTCTGCCAGATAGACCCAACCGTTCTTCATCGCCAGCGACAGAAGCCCTGGTTCAAAGTAGGTTGTGCCTTCTCGCGCCAGAATCTGGCCCGTAATATGGGCTTCCTCAGTTGATGCCGTATGCTGTGAGCGGATCACCGGGCGATTCAGGAGCGCGCAAAGCTGGGTTGGCAGGGAGGTTTTCCCCGTACCAGCATGACCCCACAGATAACCAGGAATGCCGATCTCCAGCATCATGAAGATGTCTTTAATCAGATCGAAGTCGCCGTATACATAGCCGGCTTTCACTTCTGGCACGAACTCCGGATATGGCGTGTTGATGTTGACCGTCACCTGAAGGGGTTTGCCTCGGGGCGTGCCAAGTTCCTTGATAGTCAGGCCAAGCAGCTCGTGCGCGGCGACAAGCTCAGTTTTGTATTCGACAGTCCCTGCATAGCCAGGGTGGGAACTGATATCCGCGATTTTGCCGTCTGCGCCAGCCTTCTCAGAGCGTTTATTCTTTAACGCTTCAATGGCCTTTGGAGACAGCGTTGGTTCCCCGGGGAATGCTGTGGTGTACATTTTCACTACGTCATCCACACCAAGCCCTTTGGCTTCTTCCGGAATTCCTTCGCACCGACCCATCGAAATGTGGGATTTGAGGTGATGGAAGGATTTTCCGCACCATTTGCAGGTGACGGCATCAGAGTGGGCGTCTTGTGGTAGCGCAGTCGCGGTCATGTGTTTTTCCTTACTTGTTGTCGTTTCTGGGCTCTATTCTATACAAATGTATCAGGCTTTATAGTAACTAGTTACTTATTTTATAGGGCGCAAGGTTTACTCTAAAATGATACGAGATAACTCGCTGACAACTGACGTACCCAACTCTTCGACCTTATTCACTAGCGCATAGTTTTTGTAATACCGGCGCGGCGCGTCCGTAAGAATGCCAATGGCCAACAGGTTGATGTCACTTGTGTTTTCGATGTCATTCGTTACAGAGCGCAGATGGTTACTAAAGCCATCCCCCGCAGCGCATGGGGCGCCGTCGCTCTGCACAATCATGATCTTCTTGTCTTCCATACGCCCTGCAAACAGAGAAGCCAGCTGTGCGATGCTCTCGCCATCCACGTTGTTTAGCAGGGGGAAAGTCTCCGCCACACAGCCCATACGAGCACGTATCTCTGGGGAGTTCGCTTTTTCATGCCAGTTTTTAATAATCGGCAGCATAAGCGCTTCAAAGCGGCTAAACCCACGTTTCGACATAGTTGCTACATCCGGATTGCCATACGTAGTGAAGCCGGTAATGACGTTCGGAACGTGGATACGATCTAGGGCGTCAGCCAGTGTGTATGCGGATGCCAGCGCGAGCTCGATTTTTCGGCCGCCCATTGAACCTGACAAATCGATGACCTGTTGAACGCACGCGTTTACGGCCTTGTGGTCTTCTTTTCTCCGGAATACCCGATCGTCATTCATCGACAGTCGGTAAAGACTCGCCCCATGTACGCGTCCACGACGCTGGCCAGGGATGAACTGAACACGGTTGCGACTGGCGATCGCGCGCTCCAGGTCTTTGGCCAAGGTAGATGACACCGAGGAAGACAGATGTCTCTCCACCTTCATCTCAAACAGTTTTCTTCCCTCTGGAACAATGCGGTAGCGATCTACGGGAGAATACATAGGGATTGCGCCAAAAGCTTTTCTGGCGCGCTTAATATGCTCTTCTGCCTCGTCAATTGGCCCCAGGAAGTCGTAGGAGCGATTGTATGGCCGGTAATCAGATAGTGACGCGCTTGCCAGCTCCGACTTGATCGCCGACGCCAGCGCATCTTCGGTTGAAGAACCTATCTCTTCATCAACGTTTTCTAATGCCTTGAGAGCATCATCAAGAGACATATCGTCAGCGTGTGGGGCAAAGCCGGCATCGCTTTCATCCGAGGTGTCCCGATCCCCTTCATCCTTCTCCTTGCCACCGTCTTTATCTGCCTTACCTTTACCGTCTTCGACAGCTTCGCTGTCATCAGAGGAGCAGCCATGCCTGTCCTCTGAGCCATCATCCGTGGAGGGATTGTAATCACCTTCATCATCCACTTCTTCCCCTACATCCGAGCCCAGAGATGTAACAGGATCATCAGCTGTCGTTTCTTCGCTTTCAGGCAATTCGTCAACATTTTCATGGCCTAAATCGCTATCTTCAGGTTTGCTTTCTGTATCATTTATTACTTCATCACTGTTAGGTATGTGCTTACTTATCGATTTGTCTGATTTTTCATCATCTTCATCGTCAGAGCTAAACTCATCAGGAGTGTTATCGAGCCCCTCTTCGTCACAAACCTCAGTATCGTCTCCAGCAGCCGGCTCATCTGAACTGTCTTCTTCTGGTTCGGTCTTTTTGGTTACAGAGGATTCAAGCTCAGGTAACGGGCCTTCTGGCATCTCAGTCATTTCACGCAGGATCTTCGCCATTGCTGCAGCAACCTTGACGCAATCCTCAGTGCTATCCATACGACGAACAGCTTCATCGACGCCAAACTCTTTCAGTACGGCAATAGGTTTATCGATGAGGCGCCAGTGCTCCTCCATGAAATCAGCAAAAGTTGGTTGGCCATCCCACGCCCGTAGAACCGGACAGAGGAAGAACTTTAGAAACAACTCGCGTTGATCCCCGCGGCACATCGCTACCGCCTTTTTAATGTGGGGATTAAAATACTTATCAATCATTAGGTTACGTGTGGACAATAGGTTCCGCCGGCTGCCGGTGAACACTTCACTCATGCGACGTTCGATGTAGACGTCTTCCAGGGCGTTCCAGAGTCCGAATGCCTTTGTGTTGCGCATTTTCTTGACGACTTTTTCGTCTGTGAAAAGGAGATGGCCAACCTCGTGATCAAGGAATCCACGTATGGCATTCATAAGCGCAGGGCTTGCGTCATCTGGTATGGATGGGATGTTAACCATGACTGGCTCACCCTTTTTATTGTAGCGAACGTATGCTGTGTCTCCGCATTCAGCTACAGGAATGTTCTTGCCCGAAAGAAGACCAACGACGCGTTTTACGGAATCGCGGAAGTCCTGTACCTCTTTGAGTACAGTTTTGCTGGGTTTGGTTGCCATGTTCTTCCCTTATCGAGTAAACAAATTGTTTTCAGATATAAGAAAATAACACTGCGCGAACAGGGGAGGAAGCAATTCGCGCAGGGGATCAATGAGTTATAGGCGGGTTATAAATTTTAGTTGATTCGAACCGCGAAAGAGAGGTCGCCAGTATTGATCAGCGTGAAAGAGCCATTTTCCAGGGAGAACCGGAAAACAGTAGCGTCGCGCGCTCTAACGTTTACCTGGTGATTTGGTAACTCAGATAGTACTTCTGCAGCCTCCAGGTGTGTCAGCGCGAAAACATTGCCTACATTCAGAGCAAGTAAATTAGATGACAATTTTTCCATTAATAGCATCCTAATCAACTGGTTTCATTTGGAGGTGATGGTACTACCTATTGATATAAAAGTTAATAAAAATGTATCGTAAAGTCTTAAAC